TGTGAGGGTTTCGTCGGAAAAGAAAAGTTTCGTGGGGGCGTTGTCTCGTGCTTGCATCCGTCGGGCTGTTTTGGCGTTGACGTGTCGGGCGCCTCGGCTGGCGTTGCATGAGGCGCATGAGCCGACGAGGTTGGTGCGGTCGTAGGGGTCTCCTCCTCGGTCGAGTTCGATGAGGTGGTCGGCTTGGGTGGAGGGTCGGCGGTGGCACCAATGACAGGTGGGTTCTTCGTCGAGGACTTGGCGGCGTAGGGCTTTCCATTGGGGTGTGCTGTAGATCGGGTTGCCGGCCATTGTGTTCTCCTTGCCGGCTTCGCCGGTCGACGCTTCGGGGAAGGGCACCCCTCGCGTCCTCATCCTACGGTGCGAGGGTTGGCGCGTTGTGCCCCCCACACTTCGGGCAACTAGCCCCGGTAGCCGGATTGAGTAGGGCGGACACCGTTGGCCGTTTGTGTCGTTCGGTGACGCCGCTCCCCCATGTCGAGCATGGAGGTCTACCCACGTCTCCGTGTGTCACCTCTGACCAATTGCGTGTCGGTCGGGTCTAACGCCCTCCTCGGTCGAGGGCCGTCGTGGTCGGTTGTAGCCGGCGATCGTAGCCGGACGGTGTCAGTCGTCCAGTCGGGCCGGACGGATGAGAGCGCGCTCGGACGACCATCGGGCGCCGGACGTGGTGATGACTTCCCAACCATGCTCTCCGCTGGGACGGATGAACAAGACACGCTTCCACGTGTCGCTTCGGTCGGGAGCGACCTCAAGCGGTGTGATTGGTTGTTGCCATGAATGGTTCATATCAACCTCAATTGAGTAGCGGCGGCCGCCATACCGTGTGTGCCGGGGAATAGATCTACGATGTCGTCCTCTGTAGGGTCGTAGCCGAGTAGATCTAAAACCCAACAATTGAATTGGTGGGGTTTTGCACCGGGCAAACCTTTCTTCATGCTTCGGGCACAACTCAACCAGTCACGCACCATTGGCTTTCTGTTACGAAGTTGCCTTCCACCGTTCCACACCACCGGCTCCCACGCATACTGCACCGAGGCCAAGGGCCGGATCTGATGGAAGGTTTTAGTCCATGCCGCTACTCGCACAGTCGGCGGACAGTGTGGCAATAACCATTGAAGATCTGCAGGATTGCACGACATAGCCCAACCATTTGGAAATTCGCTCACCAAGCGGTCAACCAAAGTCAAATGCGTTTGTTTGTCATCCCAAACTGCCGCTTCATCGTGGTGTACGCCATAAATGCGTTTGCCCATTCGATAATAAGGCGGATCTGCATACGCAAACCTCACGGGATACTCCTTGATAGTCGTCTGACGATCGCCTCCATGTCGTCGGGATACCAAACATGCACTTCGGCGCCGGTGGCGCGGAGCGCCGTGATCCAAGCCTTCTGCCCAACCGACAGTCGGCCACCTTGCTTTTTCAATTCGGCGAACACTAGGTCGCCCTTGACGGGTCGACACAAGACGAGGTCGGGGAAGCCGGCGTTCCCTTGGAGCGGTGTCGCCCACACTCCGGGGCGGATCTGGGCGGCCTTAGTGTGCATGACCATCCAGCCGCGCATTTTTGCGTACTCGATCACGGCGGACTGGAATTCAGACTCGGTCATGGTCGCCGTAGAACAGTCGGAGCGCGTCGGCGAGATCTTCGATCGGCGCTAGGTGCATGTCGGGAACCTCAAGCGTGTCATTGTCGAGGAGGCGGTTGGTGTGCGGCGCCGGCTGGCCTCTCTTGAGGACGGTGCATCGTTGAGCGTTCGCGTCCGAGATCCAGCCCTTCACAAGGACGGCGTCGGCTTTCTCGACGGCGTCGAACGACTTGTCGACGATGGGGTAGTGGCAGAAGATGAGCGCATGCTGGAAGCCCGGCTTGTAGCGCGGCGCCCACGACACCGAGTTCCGGCTGAGGTGATGATTGAGGCTTGTTTGAGCCTTGACTTCGAGGCGGACGTCGCCCTCAAGGATCACGTCGACGTTGCCGGGGCCACCGAATTCGGGTTTGAAATCACGGAAGTATTCAGCGACAAGCGCTTCGGCGATGTAGCCGGCGAATTGGCGGTAGCCGGCTCGGAGACCTTCACGGCGTACCCGGTCGAGTTCGCGGTGCCCTCGGTCGAGCGCCGCTTCGGAGACGGGGAGCCACATTAGAACGGCGCCTCGTCGGTCTGGGCGGCTTTGAGGCGGTCAATCTCGGCGGACGCTTCACGCTTGGTGAGCGTTCGAGGGTCTCCTTGATACTTCAACGCACGGAGAAGTTTGAGTTGTGCGTCCGTCGGACCGTCGCCGGACGGGGCCGGTGTGCCGCCCATGCGGATCACCTTCTCCATCTCCTCACGGGACGGACGTTTGCCGGCTTGGAACGTCCAGTTGGCGAGCGCGCGACCCACGGCCGACGTCTCGCACACTTCCACCCACGACGTTGCGTTGACGCCGCGTTCGGCTTTTTCTTCGTGGGCGTAGCCGGTCGCGGTCGGATGCTGGTCGTCGCGGTGGCGGTACACCTCGACGCGGAACAGGACGGCGTGGTCGTCCATGCGGACGAGTTCGGTGGCGATCCGGCCGTCGGGGTTCGCCGCCCAGAATTGGGCGAGACGCTCCTCGACGGTGGCGTAGGTGGAGAGATCAAACGCCACGGTCGTCCTCCTGCTGTAGGCGAACGAGGTTTTGGAAGTGTTCGGCCTTGTAGCACTTGAAGCACCACACGGACCATGAGCCGGGCGACCAATGGAAGATGTCGTCGCCGACGAGGCCGCGACCACAACGGCAACAGGCGCCGGCGGTCGGTTGTTGGAGGCGCGGCCGGTCAATCATTGAAGCCTCCCAACTTGAGCGCGACGATCACCTCAAGTGTCGAGGCGGTGAGGTACGGGAGGCCGGTGGGCGACTCCTCGACGACGCGGACGAGTTCGTTGAGGGCTTTACGCATTTGGGCGCGATGGTCGCCGAGCGTTTCGATCTGGAACGTGAGGTCGCGGATCCTTTGCTCGGCGCGGTCCATTGACTCGATCGCGTCGCGGATCGCGGCTTTGGTGGACTGGTCGGGGTCAGTCATTTTTTCTCCTTGGTTTGGTTGTGGCGGATCATAATGCGGCCGTGTGGCACCTTTGTGGATCCTCATGCGTTGACGGTGTGAGGTGCCTCCCCAGACGCCGGCCATGTCGGGGAATTGAAGTGCATAATCGAGGCATTGGTTGGCGACGGGGCATTGACGGCACACGGAGATCGCTTTGCGCGTGTCGGCGGCGCCGAGGCGTCCGGGGCCGGGGAAAAACACTTCAAGCGGCATGTCAAGGCATGCGGCGTTCTCCATCCATCCGGGCTTGTCGACGTTCATCGGCACGGCCGCGACCATGGCTCCCAGCCGCAACCACGATGCTCGTCATGCCAACGCCAAATCTCGAGCGCCATAGCCAAGTTGACGGCCGGCTCGTTGATGCGTTCCCATGAGCCAAAGAGGTCCTCGACCTCGTTGCGCCACACTTCGTTGATCTGCATGAGGCCATGGTCGCCGCCGTTCCAGCGAGGATCTCCGGGGATGATGTTGAGGCATCGGGATTCTTGCCACATTTCGTCGAGGACATTGACGACCTCCTCCACGGGCCAGCCAACTTCGAGGACGAGGGGCGCCCATTGTTGGCATGGTACGGACGGGTCGAGGGCCAGTTGGTCAAGGTCGGCTTGCATGGCGTCGTGCGCGGTGGTGGTGGTCGTCGGAGCCGGCGTGGAGGGGACGGGCGTGATGACGACGGTCCGCGGTGTCGGTGCGGTGACGATCGCCGGTGAGATTTGCGGCGTGTCGTCCTCAACGATGCGGTGGAGGATCTCGTTGCCGGCGATCAACGTCATGACGAACATGAAGCCGAGAATGGCGAGGTCGCGAAGTCTGATTTGCATGATGTCTCCTAGGTCGGGGTCTGGGACGAGTGTGGGTTTACCGAATCGGCGTCGGGATGTCACGCACCGAACATGCGCGCCCACGTGATCGGGCCAACAATGCCGTCCGGCCGGAGGGCGTTCGAGGTCTGCCATGCGCGGACGGCCGCCTCGGTTTGGGGGCCGAACTTGCCGTCGGCGGTGAGGTGGAGGCGAAGTTGAATCCGCCGGACGTTCAAGCCGGTGGAACCACGTTTCACGGGCCGTCCGGGATACTTGGGCGGTGTCGGTGCCGTCGGCGTCGTGGAGGGGCTTACAGAGGCTTCTAGGAGCCTCTCCGAGACTGGACGGGCGTCCGCCCATGCCTCACGGGTGGTCTCGACGTGGATCCAGTCGTTGCCGGCTCCGGGCGACTTGTTCACCCAGCCTCGGCCGGCTTCCCAGTAGCGGCGCCGTTGGTAGTGGTGGATTCGCTGGACACCAAGTTCGGCGGAGTTGTCGATGAGCCATGGGAGGATGTCGGCCTCGAGGACGGCGATGCCGGGGCCACCGTGCCGGGCACCGAAGCCGAGGTCGACGGCCGCGCCGAACGCATGCGATGACCATGAGGTGCCGCCGCGTATGGGGCGGACGTTGTAGGTGCCGAGATGCTTGAGATGCCACCGGCCGGCTAGGTAGGCGCGGAGCGCGTCAAGGTTCGGGCTGGGTCGGTCGTAGGGCGCTCCGGGCGTTAGCCCTTTGTTCCACGACTTGAACACGTTGCCGACGGTCATACGGTTTCGACGGCCCACGTGAGGACGGTCACCGAGTGCGTCCCGGTGGACACTATGGCCCACAATTCTTCCCCTTGGGGGATCTGCACGGTGAAGTTTGTGTTGTTGGAAATGAGGAGGCCGTTGTCAGTCGTGACGTCCGAGCCGCCGATGAAAAGGTCGTTCCCACTTGGGCGGACGATCACGGTCCGCGGCTCGTTGACGGCGGCGGAGACGACCTTCACGGCGGTCGTCGAGACGCTGGTCGTGGTGGAAATCATTTCGGCACCTTCTTTTTGATGATCGGCTCGACTGGTTTGCCGGTGAGGGCGCTCATGCCGTTGCCGACCGAGTAGCCGACGATCATGGTGATGATCGGGAGACCTTGGTCGGTACTGATCGAGCCGACGGCGAGGAGGACGGTCATGCAGATGAGGGCCACGAGGGCGATGAGGGCTTTGGAGGGGTTGATGCTCATGCGAAGATCCACCAGATGAGGACGGCTGTCATGCCGATGATCGCAATTGGGAGTTTCATGGTTTGTCCGGGAACGTGACGGTGGGGCCGGGCTTCCATGTTGCCGGGAAGTCGCGGAGGGCTTGCCGGTAGTCGGCCCATGCTTGGCGGTCGACGGGTGCGTCCGGCAGTTGTGTCCAGTCGGATTCGGCGAGGAGACGGTCGCGATGGTGGCGCATCCGCTCATGCCACCATTCGGTCGGCACTTCGTCGGGGTCGAGTGTGGAGGTGAGGTCGTAGGTCATGGTTATTCCTGCTCATAAATGAGGGTAAATTTCATTTGATCGGATTGGGTAAGAGGAATCGGAACACTCGGCGACCATGCGCTCGCGCCGTTGCCGATTCGGAACTCGACGGTCGTTGCACTTACTCGCGTCGCGATTCCGGTGTAGCCGACATAACTTGCGGACGCGTCAAGCAGTCCGGCGAAGCCGATCGGGGCGTTGGTGGCTCTGGCGTTGATCGGGAGAGAGACGCGATAGGTGCCGGAACCTGCCGACCATCCTGCTCCGGGGATAATGTGCCCGCTGACGATGATGAGGGTCTGTATCCGACAGTAGCGGCCTTCGATGAATCCTGCTCCGACCGACGGGTTGCTGGTGCTTCCCGTCCATGTCGGCGTGTAGGACTCCCATACGGCTCCGATGCTGTTCATCGTGGCGGCCGTCAACACTTCCCCTGCCGATAATCCTGCCGTGTACTGGGTTGCCATTAGTTCACCATCCAAGTCTGTTTGTGCCGAGAATACCCCACGTCGACGAATCCAACGTGAACAAGTCATACAAGATCGTCGGCGACATAGACACGTTCCATTCGGTACGGCCGGGCACGGCGGACATGGTGGCGCCCTCAATCACGAACTTCGAGGTCGTCGCGACGCCTCCGGGTGGCGTGTAAGTGAGTTGCGCGTATTGTCCTGACATGGCGCCGATCGCGTCAAGGAACGTCGTGTAGGGCGTCGAGTTGTTGGCGACATCGTTGAAGCGGACGTCGACGTAAAGTTGGGTGTCGTCGGCTAGGACGTTCGCGAAGTAGTCGGTTTGTGCTTGTTGCTGGGCCTCGGTGTTGAACAGGACGTCGCGGTTGTAGTTGCGCTCATAATTCGAGGGTGTCGTGGCGTAGGTGGTGCCGACGGTCGTCGAGTTGAGGTTGACGACGTTGGGGTAGTTCGCGTTCGGGTATTTTCGGACCAGTCCGTCGTAGATCACCCCTGTCGAGGCGTCGGTGGTGAACTCGATCAACGAGTCAACGGGGGCGGCCGACGTTCGGAATTCAATGGTGGCGCCGTCGAAGTAGAACGTCGAGTTCTCGGTCTGGAGCAGCTCGACGACGCGTTGGCCGATGGTCGTCGGCTCGAACGCGTCCGAGACGGTTGCGCGGCCGTTGATCGCTAAGGCCGGAGGATACGGGGGGACGAATGGGTACACCTCTTGTGCGATGAGGCCGGCTTGGTAGATCGCGTTCGTGTAGCCGATGATCGGGTCGTCGTTCACGTAGAACAAAGACATTTGACCGAGGGCGTCGGTGCCGGTGATTGTTGCCGTGTCCGCGTTCGCGGCAATCTCATCTTGGAACGTGACTTCGACGACGTAGAAGTAGAGGAGGGTTGTCGAGAGGTCGTTGCCGATGACAATTTGGTCGCCCTGATTTATGGCGGCCGCTTGGCCGGTGTTGTTTCGGACGGTGAACGTGCAGTTGTTCCCGGTGAACGTGTCAAACCATGAGGGGCGGCCGACGGAGAACGACAAGCTTTGAGTGATCGACGTGAACGACGTCGAGTTGACGGTGACGGTCCAGTTGGTTGCAGGCATGGTCAGCCGATCGCGTTAGCTGGGAGACGGTTGTTAAGTCGGACGTACTGCTGGAGGGCCGCCACGACGGCGTTCGGGTCGGCGGACGTGACGGTCACGTTGATCGTGTTGCCGCCCATCATGCCGGCCTTGCCGAGCGGAATGACGGCTTCGGGGCCGGCTTCGCCGATCATGGCAAGCGTCGGGCCGCTGACAATGCCACCCTCAGCCAACATGGGGATGTCCGGCACGTCGAAGCCTTTGCCGCCGATGAGAGGCACCCAGCCCGGCACCTTAAACGAGAGTTTGCCGACCGTGTTGTTCCACAATGACGCCACAGCGTTGAACACCGTCTTGAACGCGCCGTAGAGGGCGTCAATGTAGGTGCGGACGACGGTGTACCAAAGTTTGACGGCGCCGCCGACCGTGTTGAACACTCCGACCGCGGTGTTCTTGATGAGGCCCAACACGGTCTTGACGGTCGACCACCACAAGTTGAACGCTTCCTTGAGGAAGTTGATGGTCTTGCCGAAGATGTCGAACTTCACTTGGAGGGCGATGAGGGCGGCGACAATGCCGAGGATGATGACGGCGCCGGTGGCGACCCACAACGCCGAGAACGAGGTGCCGAGGACTGCGTTGAGCGCGGTGGTGACGGCTTGGATCGTGTTGTAGATCGCCATTGCGGCGTTCATGGCGAGGATCGCGGTGGCGATCCCGGCGATGACGGCGGCGATAACAATGAACGCCGTTTTGTTCTTTGTGGCCCATGATGCGAGACCAGTCAGAAATGGGGTGATTCGTTGAAGCACCGGCAACAGGGCCGAGCCGAGTTGCTGTTGGAACTGCTTGAAGCCTTCCTTCATTTTGTCGGTGTCGTTCGCGGTGGCTTTCGCGGTTCCGCCGACTTGCTTCTCGACGGCCTCCAGAATGAGGTTTTGCGCTTCGAGCGTTTTTCCTGTTTCTTGGAGCGTCTTGATCTTTTCTTTTTCTTGCTCGGTGAACGTGACGCCAGAACGGGCCAACGCGGTGATGCCCTTGACGGGGTCCTCGAGCGCTTTGCCGAGTTGCACGGCGTTCTGTTCTGCTGAACCGAATCCGGCCGCCGCCATGTCGAGCGCCGCCATTGTTGCCCGGTCGAAACTTCCACCCACCGTGTCCGCCGTGGCGGCGAGGTTCTTGAACGTCAACAACTTCGCCTGCGTTGCTTTGATCGAAAGGTTGTCGATGCCTGTTTGGCGGCCTGTTGCTTCGGCCAGTCGTAGCAGTCGGTCCGTGACTGCTTTGGTTTCGGTGCCGAACAGGCCCATTGACTCGTTGATTTGCAACACTCGGGCGTTCGCGGTCGAGAACGCTTCGCCGGCCGCAATACTTGACACGGCCGCCGCACCAACGGCGACGAGCGCCGCGGCCGCTGGTAGCGCCGCTTTCTTGATTGCGAATTGTGCCTTCTGTCCGGTGGTCTCCAGTTTCTTGAAGTCGGCGATCGCTTTGTTGATGCCGCCGGGGTTCCATTCGGAGACGAGGGGGATGGAAATGGCCATTACGAGAGGTCTTTCTGGGCGTCGGCCATCACCTTGTCGATGATCGGCTTGAGGGCACGTTCGGCTTCGGCTTGGAGCGCGTCGACATCACGCCACATGAATCTCGAGGCGTCGCCGAGACGGGAGCCGAGCGCCGACGCGAAGTTGGGGCGGCGGCGGCCGACGGGGGCGCGTGACTTGGTGCCTCCGGCTTTGCCGGCCATATCGGCGATCGCGACGGGGGCGCCCTTGGTGATGACGCGAACAACGGCAATTTGGTCGTAGCCGGGTCGGTCAAGTTGTCGTCGAGGCTTTTTGGTGTTGAGGCTTACGACGACTTTTTTGACTTTGTCCCAGCCGGTCCGGCCTTTGTTGTTCATGCCGGACAACGGCGGCGCACCGGGGACACGGTTGTTGATTGTGGTGGTGAGAGGTTCGGCGGCTTTCTTGATGTCCTTGAGGACGGCGCGGCGAAGCGCCGGGTCGATCTTCTGGAGGTTCTTGAGGGCTTGCTGGAGGCCGTAGGTGTCCAGACTGACCGATGCGCTCATGTTTGTCCTCCTTTTCTGTCCTCGTTGATCGCCTCGACGACTGTGGCTAGGTCATCGAGGTCGAATGGTATGTCGGGAGGCCAATACCCGGTGGCGGCGCAAACTTGCGCTAGTTGCCGCCGGTAGCCTCCTCGGTAGGGTTTGCCGATTCACCTTCAACGACCTCAAGAGTGACGAGACGCTTGACGAAGTCGTCAAACATGGCTGGCACGGTGACGCCGGCAAGTTTCGTTGCCTCGTAAGCCATGAATGCGAGGTCCTCCATGCCGATTCCCGACGTGGCCAAGTCTGAAGCCTTGCGCTTGAATTTGCGTTCCCAAGTGACGATGACGTAGAGGTTCGTGGTGACCTCGTATTCGCCTTGTCCTTGGTCTACCTTGAGCGTGAGTTTCATTCTTGTCCTCCGTCGGTTGTTGGTGACTGGAGGGTACTAGATCACGGGGCGGTGATGTCGCGCGCCGAGGAGCCGCCCTTGAACACGGCCTCGACGACCGAGAGTTCGCCGACGGCCGAGTTGATCGGGGTGATCTTTTCGAGGTAGCAGTCGGTCAGGGTGTATTCCGGGTTAGAGGCGGATTCGGTGGTGCCGGAGGGCGAGATCACCAAGGTGGCGGCGGTTCCCCAAGCCGAGTAGAGGATCGCTTCGATTTCGCCGGCGCCGTACGAGTTGAACAACGTCAACGTGACTTCGTTGTTCTCCAGCCCGGAAGTGAACACTCGCGCCGTGCCGCCGAACGCGGTGGTCTCGAGCGCCTCCTTGGTGAGGCTGATCTCACACTTGGAGCAGTTGTCGGTGAGGTCGGTGGTGGTGGCGCCGACGGTCAAGTTGATCGTTGCGTTCCCGAGGAATGTGGTGGTGGCCATTGTTGGGTTCTTTCTGTTCAGGAGCGGCGAGCGCTCATTCTCACGGTGAGGTCGTATGCCGGGAGTTCTTGGGTTCCGACGACGGCCACGGTGGGCCGGCCGGAGGTGAACACGACGCCGGAGTTGAGGATCGTGTCCACGGTGGTCAGGATGTAGTCCGTCGAGTCTTGGTTGCCGGGTGGCGCTCCCAACACTCGGATCGTGAACGTGAGGTCGGCGACGGCGTTGACGAAGCCGGCGTTGAAATTGTCAAACGACGGAGGCTCCACGAACACCGACATCGGTCGAGCGTTCCGAGGGTCTTGCACGGGGGCGAGGCCGAGCGCGGTGAGCGCGTCAACGAGCGCCGTTGTGGCCTCGACGAAGATCCCGGAGCCGGCCACACTACGCCACCTGACTTCGGCGTATGCCGAGGAGTTGCTTGATGCGGCCCATAGTGAGGCCGGTCGGCTGGTTGATCGTCATGTCGGAGAACGACGCGAACGAGTCGACGCTCCCACGTTCACGATAGAGGCTTGCGGCCATGAGCGTCGCGCCGAGTTGGGCGGACGCGTCCGGGACGGTGCCGGGTTCGTCGTGGTAGCCGGCCTGTTGACGGGCACGGAAGCAGTACGCGTTGGCGGCCGAGACGCATGTCGCGATGTAGGCGGTGTCGTTCGCGGTGGCGGCCGAGATCCCCAAGAATTCGGTCACGAGGGCCGACGTGGTCCACGTGCATGAGATCGACCACGTGAGTGTGCCGTTGGGGATGACGGCCGCGCGCGCAATGTCGTCGCCGGCGTCGTAGAAGAGGATCTGGTTGGGGATGATCGCATCGTTGTTGAACAGTAAGTCGCCCTCGTCCGAGACCCCGACGAACAAGCCGGTCGGGATCGCAAACGCGGTCTGTGTGCCGTTCAACGTCGAGTCGCATCCGGCCAACGTGAACGTCTGACCGACGCCGATGTCCGTGGCCTCGAGGGTCTGAATCACGGCATAGTCGTCGAGCCTCATCTGCTCAATGACTGTGAAAGTTGCCATGACTCAGACCCTCGTCCTTTGCGTTGCCGTGCTTAGGGATCAGGTCAACTTGACGAACTTGGTGGCGTCGATCATGAGCGTGGCGAAGTAGCCGCGCCATGCGATCGTGCGCGAGATCGTCGAGGGGTTGTCGATGCTGATAGCGCCCTTCTGCTGTTCGAAGATTTCGAAGCCGGAGGCGTCGCCCACGATCACGGTATCGGCCGCGAAGTTGCGGTCCACGACGACGCGGAGACCGAACGCGACGGCGTCGGTGGATCCGGGCGACATGGCGCCGAACGCGTTCATCGGTCCGACTTGGGGGAACAACGGGCGGCCGGCGGTGTCGACCAACTTGCCCAAGTAGCCGAACATGTTCGGCGACAGGAACAGGTGGGTCGGCAAGTTGCCGTTCGAGTTGGTGAGGATCGTCGACGCGGCGTCGTAGATGTCGCTCACCCATTCGGCGGCCGACGTGGGGTCGGTCAGGACGGCGGACTGCGAGCATCCGGCAAGGAGCGCATCGGCGGCCACGTCATCCGTGGTGTTGGCGTAGATACGCGCCATGTCGTCGAGGATGAGGCTCAACACGGCCGGATCGGTCCAGTCGAGGTCCTGCTCGGAGATCGTCACATAGCCGCCATAGGCGCCTTTGGTGACTTGGTTCGACGAAATGACGAACGTGCCGGACTGGAGTGCCGCGTTCTCGGCGGACTGCACGGCCATCGAGGTGTGCGTGGTGACCTCCGGGCGGATGAACACTTTGCCGCCGCCGGGCATCGCCTTCGGGCCAATGGCGTCGACGACGGGGCGCAAGCCGCGGAAATTGTTGTAGACCGGTCCGAGGATCGGCTGGGGCAGTACGCCGGGCGTGTCGGTGGTGACCACGTCGGGGGCGGCGGCCTTGAGGGCGTCGCTCATGCGGTGCCATGCGTCTCCGCCGGCGATCGCGGCGGCGAGGTACTCGACGGCAGTCGGCAACTTGGCTTCACGCTTGACGGCGGTGGCGTAGATCGGGGTCGTGGCGACTGCCGCCTCGACGGGGGTGGGCTGGGCTTCCATGTTCTCCTCCTCGGAGTCTTGGGTTGGGTTGGGTTCTTCTTCGGGGCTGGCGGTCTCCTCCTCGGGGGAGGCGGCCGCGATCTCGGTGATACGGGCGTCGGTGAACGCCGGCATGGCCACCAGCGAGATTTCGGCCAGGTGAGCCTTGGTCACGACGGTGGCTTTGAGTTCTTTGTCGTAGTACGACTCGATCGGCTCGGCGCCGACGGAGACGGCGTCGTAGGCGCCGGCTTTGACGAGTTCGATGGCGTCGGCCGCGGCGTTGGTTCGGGCGAACGTGGCGGTGAAGCCGAGGCCCTCGTCCATGTCGGCGAGTGAGTTGACGACACCGCGGAGTTGGCCGGTATCGTGGTTCTCAAGCAGTTTGGCCGGCTTCTGGTTGACGTCGAACGCGCCTCGGGCGAACGCGACGCGCTGGCCGTTGGAGACGACGGCGGTGGTGGGCGACCACGGTACGGCGATCCCGGTGACGGTGGCCGGCTTGTCGTCGCCGGCGGCGGCGTCGATTGTCGGCAATTCGGCGGTGAGGCGGATCATGCTGGGGTCTCCTGATTGACACGTACTTCGGCCGAGTCCTCGACCTTGACCCCATTCTCGCTCATGTCGTTGACCTCAAGGAAGTCATGCGTGTCGAATTCGATGTACCGGCCGGCTGGGAGGATGTCGTTGGCGCTCAACGTCTCGGCGATGCAGTCGAGGTACTGCTTCACGGCGAAAAGGTAAAGATCCTGTCGGGCTTGCTGGGCGTTCTGGTAGGTGAACGATCCGGGGACGCCGATGCCGAGGAGGTACGGGGGGACGCCGATCGCGCGCGACAATTCGAGCGTCTGGAATTGGCGGCCTTCGACGAGTTGCAACTTCGACGGATCCGAGTCGAATTCGTGCCACTCGACTTCGGAATTGAGGGCGCCGACGGCGGAGACGCGTCGAGCGTTCGCCCATCCTTGCGCGAGTTCGCCGAGGTCCTCGGCGCTCATGGGTTCGCTGGAGGGGCGTTGCTGGAGGTAGCCGGCGGCGATCTCGTTGACGGCGAAGCGTTCGGCGGCGGACTGGAGACGGAGCGCGGTTTTCATGGCGGTGGCACCGGTGTAAACCAAGCCTTGGGTGCCGGACAAGAACTGGACGACTTCACGGGGGTCGAGTTCCATGCCGTTGAACGTGATCTCGTTGGAGGGGCCGAACCATTGGGGGCCGGCTTGGTCGAGGGTGTTCACCATCGCGGCCGGGAGCCACGTGAACGACAACGGCCGGCCGGTCGCTTGGCTCCTCGATGTGACGTACCAGAAACTCCGGCCGCGCATGATGAGGTCCGTGACGGTGTTGGAGATCAGGAAGTTCCGGGTGACTTTGGGGTCGGGTTGGATCATCCAGCGTTCGAGTTCGAGGTAGATCTTCTCGTACTCTTCGCCGGTCCATTGGAGGGTGTAATGCTTGAAGCCCAACGAACCAGCGACGGACGTGATCATTTGGACGCCGCGCTGGATCGTGGGGAGTTGCGTGACCAGTTCTTCAGTCGCCCCGACGGTGTACGTGAAGAACTGGCCAACTTGTGCGGCGCTCCCCGAGGCGGCCTTGATCGTCTCGGCGCCGAACGCCGGTGCGGCGTTCTTTCGGAAGAGTGCCATGGGCGGATTATCCCACGATGATCGGCTTGTTCCCAGTCATGTTCCCATGGCGAACGCGGCCTTCGGACGACGCCGTTGGATCGCCGCGGCGCCGGCCGCCCACACCATGGCGCGCGCCAACTCGATCGGGCCGGGTGACTTCTGGGAGGACAACGGGGCGCCGTCGTTTGTCTTGACCATGACGGCACGGTTGACGTGTTCGGCGAGCGCCTCGTTGCCGGGCACATGGTGGAGGCGGTCCTCGACGATCAGGGCGCGGACGATCGGCGTCTGTGCTTTGAGTTCGCGGTAGCCGACGATCTCGGTGCGCCGTCGGAAGTCGGGTGGCACGTGTTCGACTAGTCCGGGTGGAACACGTAGTTGCACGGTGGGGTCGGCCATGACTCGGGTGACTTCGCCCCACATGGCGGCCATGGACTCGACCACGAATTCGGTGTCGACGACGATTCGGTCCTCCACGGCGACGGCGCGGACGGCCACATAGCGTGATTCGTCGAGGGACGTCTCGATCGCGAGAACGCCGCCGGCTGGGATCGGCGTGTCGGTGAGCCGGTCGCCCCACACGTTCGGGATCCACGACTTGACGGACCCTTGCCACAAGTTCAGGTGGGCGCGCACGAACTCGGCCAACGGGATCGTGGCGTACGCCTCCTCCAGACCCTCCCACGTGATCGTCGTGCCGAGCGCGGGCGAAGCCCACGGCCACCACATTCGGTCGGCTGGTGACACGCCGGGCGGCGGTGACCACTCGGCGAAGAACATGGGCGACGTCTGCCCCTTGTCAATGCATGCAATCGCCTGCTCACGCATGGAGATCAACACGGTGGAGGACGCGTCGCCGGCCGTCGACCAACACGACATGAGCGGCGAACGTCGGGCGATCTGGGAGGGCTTCAACGCGCCGTAGATCACTTGCGGCTTGATGTCCCAAATTTCGTCGACAAGGAGGAGGTCCACCGAATAGCCGTGTTTGCCGGCCGTGGCGGCCGCTAGCCGGATCGTTGAGCCGTCCGGGAACGTGAGGGACTCACGGCCGAACGACTTGTACGACTTGGCGCCGAACTTCTCGGCGAGGATCGGCTCCATTTCACGAAACAGGATCGACGCGCGCTCGTACTCGTTGGCGACGATCATGACGGTCTGCGGTTCGCCGCGGATGCCGGCCATGACGGTCGCCCACCATGACGCCAACACTTTCAAACACGACGACTTTCCGACTTGCCGGGCGGTCGAGATACAAGCCGAGCGGTGAACCAACGTGCCGGTCTCCCGATCCTCGAGCGTCGCATAAGAGAGTTGCCCAGCCAACGCGACCTTTTGCCAGTCCATAAGCCGGAGGCCATAAACACGCTCGGCGAATTGGTCCACCGACTCAACAAAGTCGCCGGCCGCCTCATACGCCGTGACCAGTCTCGGCTCAGTCCGCCCCGATCCCAGTCGATCCTCCTCGAGTCCAGTCGGTTCCGGCTGGTTCCGGCTGGTTCCGAGAGATTCCGAAT